CACTGCGCCACCAACGCCGAGATCCATGAGGTAATGGGGCTAGCCAACATGGCCATCAAGATGGCCGAGGCGGTGACTGATGAATGATGACATCGTAGCGCGGCTGCGCGACATTGAGGGTGGCTACGGGTTCCGTGGGATCTGCCGCGAAGCCGCCGACGAGATCGAACGGCTGCGGCAGCAGCTAGAAGATTGTGAAAAACTACTTGATGAGTATCAAAGAGAAACAGCTGACAGAACTAGATGGGAGAACACCAATGACTGAACCACTTCCAGAGAAGTTCGACCGAATCCACATCGACGGAGACATCCTGATCTACGGCATCTGCTCGTCCTGCGAGTACTGCGCCAGATTCGATGAGGACCTCGATGTGGTCTTCTGCAACATCAACGAAGCCATGGGAATGGCCAAGGTCATCCTCGACAGGTACAAGGCCATGGCCAAGGGAGACCTGAGCATCTACTTCACTGGCAAGGGGAACTTCCGAAAGGACATCTTCCCCCAGTACAAGGCCCATAGGAAGAAGGTGCGAAAGCCAGCCGGATACTCGGTCCTGAAGGAGCTTCTGACGAACCAGCACCATGTCATTGTGTGGGACAGGCTGGAAGCGGATGACCTCGTCGGCATCCACCACACCAGCTGCGTCAACCGTGGAATCAGCTCGCTGATGATCTCCACCGACAAGGACTTCAAGACACTTCCCGGATGGCTCTACAACCCCGACACGGACGCCTTCACATTCCAGACCAAGGAGGACGCCGACCGAAACTGGCTGTTCCAGACCTTGGTCGGAGACAAGGCAGACGGGTATCCCGGTCTTGAGGGAGTCGGTCCTGTCGGGGCTGAAAGGCTCCTGAGCAAGAACGGAGCGACTTGGAAGACGGTGGAGGACGCATTCGTCAACAGTGGATTCGCCGCAGAGTACGCGGTGATTCAGGCACAGATGGCCCGCATCCTCAGGGATGGGGACTATGACTACACGACCATGGAGGTCAAGCTATGGCAACCCGCGAAGAGCTGATGGCGCTGCATGAAGATCTATGCAACCGGGCAAGGGCCCTCTCTCGGAAGAAGAACCACGACTACAGCGGCGGTAAGGATGCGACTCACGCCTTCCTCAACTTCGTCAGGTGCGAGGAACTGGGACTATGCAAGACGGAGACTGGTGTGCTTGTCCGTCTCAGCGACAAGATCTCCCGCCTCAACACCCTTGCTGATTCCAACCTCAAATACGAGGTGGACGATGAGCGCGTTCTCGACACCGTCCTCGACATCATCAACTACACGGTGATCTTCTACGCGATTCACGAAGAGCGTAAGGAAAAGGAATCCAGAGGAGGTTTCTTCCTTGAATGAGTCTAAGGACGGAGAATTTCCTCCAGTTCCTCCAGCCCTCCTCCACAGGTTGGAGTCTCAGATCCCCGAGAAGTGTCCCGATCTCGCCATGAGCGAGCGGGACATATTTTTCTACGCGGGGCAGCGATCCGTCGTTCGGATGCTCCGCGAGGTCTTCAACGAACAGAACGAGGTGTCCTGATGTGCTTTAGCGGTAGCGGTGGTCGTATGCCAGCCCCTTCTCCTCCTCCGGCACAGCTTCCTATGGCCCCACAGGTTGCTCCGCAGACCATGCAGATGCTCCAGAGCACTCCTGCCCGCGCCAGAATTGACCAGACCGGGTACAAGAAGAAGGGCAAGCGGGCTCTGACCATTCCTCAGTCTGGCACGAATGTGCCGGGGATGTGACCATGCACACAGCAAAGTCGGCCTACAGCGAGATGGAGAATGGGCGGTACGCCTACCTACAGAGAGCGCGGGATTGCTCACGGCTGACTCTTCCCCACCTGATGACGGACGATGGAGACCAGTCCGCGCAGCGCCTTCCGACCCCATATCAGTCGGTGGGTGCGCGTGGAGTGAATAATCTGGCTTCTGCCCTGCTGCTGTCCCTCCTTCCGCCTAACGCCCCGTTCTTCCGCTTCGTTCTTGATGCGAAGGCTCAGAACAGGCTCATGGCCATGTCTCCAAACGCCAAGGCTGAGGTTGACGCCAGCCTGTCGGAGCTTGAGCGCCGTGTTCAGCGGGAGATCGAGTCTCAGGGAATCCGCAGCAACTTGTTCGAGGCCATCAAGCAGCTGATCGTCTGCGGCTCGGTTGTCCTGTACTTCCCCGACGATGGCCCCATGCGGGTGATCAAGCTGGACCGCTTCGTGGTCAAGCGTGACCCGATGGGCAACGCGAAGAAGATCATCATCAAGGAGACGGTTGCTCCAGCCGTTCTTCCCGAGGAGATCCAGCCCTTCGTCAAGTCCTGTATGTGCAACCACGACAACACGGTGGACATCTACACCTGTTGTCATCGCATGGGCGACCGTGTCGAGATCTACCAAGAGGTCGAGGGCGAGATCATCCCGGACTCCTACGGGACCTACCCGATTGAGCAGAGTCCGTTCCTAGCCCTGCGGATGAACCGCATCGACGGGGAGGACTACGGTCGTTCCTATGTCGAGCAGTACCTTGGCGACCTGATCTCTCTGGAGAGCCTGTCCAAGAGCATCGTGGAGGCTGCTGCGGCTTCCGCCAAGCTTCTCTTCCTCGTCAACCCGACCGGAACCACCCGTGCCAAGACTCTGGCTCAGGCGCCCAATGGAGCCATCCGGGAGGGCAATGCAGCCGATGTGACCGTGCTTCAGGCCAACAAGGGAGCCGATCTTCAGGTCGCCCTAGCCACGGCTCAGGGGATCTCGGAGCGCCTGAGCTACGCCTTCCTGCTGACCGAGGCGACCATCAGGAACGCAGACCGCGTCACCGCCGAGGAAGTCCGTCTCGTCACCCAGAGCATCGAGCGTCAGCTGGGAGGAATCTACTCCATCCTCTCTCAGGAGTTCCAGCTTCCGCTCGTTGGTCGGGTAATCGACCGCCTGACCAAGAGCAAGCGGATGCCGAAGCTTCCCAAGGACTTCGTGACTCCTACGATTGTGACGGGAATCGACGCCCTTGGACGAGGCAACGACCTCAACAGGCTCGACATCTACCTTCAGGGCATCGGTCAGATCCTTGGTCCTCAGATGATCCAGCAGTACATCGATGTCCGCGAATATCTCAACAGACGCGCTGCTTCTCTTGGAATCGAGACGGCGGGTCTGGTAAAGTCCGAAGAGCAGCTCCAGATCGAGCAGCAGCAAGCCATGCAGATGCAGATTCTTGCACAGCATGGAAACCAAGCCATGGCCGAGGGCGGTAAGGTCCTACAGGCCAACATGAAGAACGCACAATGAGCAACCACCAGTCAATCACGATCACGAAGGAAAATCCTCCCGATACCGCCATGGAACAGGCGATTCAGGCAGAGCAGCAGGAAGTCCAAGATCCCGCTCAGGCATCCGATGAGCGTCCTAACTGGCTTCCCGAGAAGTTCAAGTCCCCTGAGGATCTAGCCAAGGCATACTCCGAGCTGGAAAAGCGTTTCTCTACCCCTGCGGAGAAGCCCAAGACGATCCCTCAAGCCGAAGCGGCTCCTCAGGGGACCCTGAACTTTGACGAGTTCTCCAAGGAGTATTCCGAGAATGGGACCCTGAGCGATGAGAGCATCGCCAAGCTTTCCGCCAACGGCATCCCGGAGAATGTGGTCCGCAACTACCTCGATGGACTCAACGCCATCACGGAGAAGCAGACTCAGCAGATCTATTCGATTGCCGGAGGAGAGGACAAGTACAACGCCATGCTGGAGTGGGCCTCAGAGTCTCTGGAGGAGAACGAGATCGAGGCTTTCAACAGCATCATGGAGCAGGGAAACCCCGCAGCCATGCAGATGGCCGTCCGTGGACTTCAGGCCCGCTTCTCGCAGAGCTCTGGAGCCCCGGCCAAGCTCATCCAAGGAGACACCATCGGACCTTCCGGTGGAGCGTTCCGAAGCGTAGCGGAGCTCACCGCAGCCATGAAGGATCCCCGTTACCACAAGGATCCGGCGTATCGACGCGATGTCGAGAACCGCCTCAAGAGCAGCAACATCCTCACCACCACTTCCCGATAAGGAGCACAGATGAAGTCTTGGAAGACCACAGTCACTGGAATCGCGGCAGTCCTGACCGCAGTCGGGGCCGCTCTCACCGCACTCTTCGACAACGACCCGAATACCACGCTCGATGTCGCCGTGACGGCAAGCGCAATCATGGCGGGAATCGGCCTGATCTTCGCTCGGGACAACAATGTCTCCAGCGAGGACGCGGGGGCCAAGTGAATGGCCTCATCAAGGCGATCATCCTTGGGATTCTTGAGTCGATGGTGCGGGCTTATCAATTCTCACGCACTGCACTTTCTGCTGATCGGGATCCTGTTCTGCTTCGTCGTGCTGGTTCTAGGATCCGCAAGTGGGTGCAGCAGAGCCGTGTTCATCCCGGAGGCAAGCCCGATCAGGGTGGGCCCGAACTGCAAGACAAAGGTCTACCTCCTGATCAACGGCGAGTGGACCCTCAGTGACAACAATGTGGTCATCCCCGAAGGTTGGTACTGCGTACCTCCCCGCTTCGTGGATGAAGACGAATCTAAGGAAGTTTCACCTTCTTGACGGGTGGAACAGGTGGCGAGTTGTGGCCCCATGCGTGGGATAACCTCAAGAGTAGCGCCTACAGGTCAAGACTTGTAC